TTTTTGTAATATATAGCTAAACTAGCTTTTCTTTTTCTTATCACTTCCTGAATCAAATTTATTTTTATTTATTCTTGCTATTTCAAGTTGTTTATCTGCAACTTCTTTTTGCATTTGTAACTTTTGTTGTTCAATACTCATTTTTTGAGATTGTCTTAAATTCTCATTAGATTGCTTATCTCTTGCTAATTCTGTTTGTTGTCTATACTGTTCAGACTGTCTTATATCTTTCATTGAATCTTGATAATCAGACATTTCATTTTTGTCAACATCTGAAGCAGCACCATAACCAGCAGCTCTAATTTCAGCAACAGTAATATTATTTTGAAGTTGTTTATCTTGATTTTCAGCTTCAGCTTGGATCATCATCTGTTTTTGTTTTTCTTGAGAAGCTAATTGCTCTTGTTGCATTTGTTGTTGAGACTGTTGTTCTTGTTGTTTTTGTTCTTTTTGTTTAGCCTCAGAAGATTTAAGAACATTATTAAGTTGTGCAATTGAATCAGATTGAACAATTTTACCAAGATCATAAATACTAGCACCTGCTGTATTATTAGTTAATGCCATTTGTTTTAACTGTTCAAGAACAGCTCTATGATTTGCTGTTGTTGTACAAAAAATATTTAAGTCTCTCATTAATAAATCTGTTCCATTAATTTGAAAGTTTACTTTTTCATCAGCTCCTGTAATATATGTAAGTCTTGTTGATGGTTTTGTAGAATGATAATACTGGGCTAAATCAGTTCTCATTTGATGAACCCTTGGCATTAAATAGTCACAATGTTGAATAAAAAATATTTCAGTTTGAGCATAAGATGCAGCAGAAGCTTGTTCAACACCAGTTGCTGTCATTTGTGATAATTGCTGACCCATTCTTTGTGGATTAACACCAATTACTTCATATGCTTGTGATTTAAAATAATTTGCAATTTGAATTCTTGACATCAATCTTTCAGTCTGAGATAAATCTAGTTTTTGGAAATGATTAAAGTTTAATGCATTTTCTGTATTTGTTATAGATGTATCTAAAGGAAGCATACCAAAATTCTTCATAGCAACATATGCTTTAGATAAATTTCCTTTCCCCCAGTCTTCTCCTAAAGAGTGCCTAGGAAGAGTGTTCTGGTCTAACATGATAATAGTTCCTAACTCATCTACTAATATATCAGCAATTTGATTGTTTACTATGTTATATCCAATCTGGTATGGTTTCATTAAATCAATAAGTGCAGTAGACTTAGTATTTCTATCTGAAAAAACTGCACCTTCTACTGGTAATTTACAACCATATAATGTAGAGTCTCCTTTAAATTGAAACTTAAGTGGGCTAATTTTAGTTTTATCAACACCTATATACATAGGAGTAAAGCCACCTGGATTATTCATACCCCAATAAGATGGAATGTTTGGTCCTATTTTTACACCACCCCACACTTCATTAATCCAAATCCAATCAATATGATCACCATATATTATATTATCTTTTGTTTTATTTTTAAATAGTCTAGTATCATAAATAGGTTTATTATCTACTGTATAATCTTCTCCAACTATTTCATTAGTAACTTCACCATTATCTGCTACACTTGTTAAATGTCCAATTTTTCTTTGTGATTTCCAATATACTGTAGATACTCTTAGTAAAAATTCTCCCCCTTCTTCTGAATATTCATCACCTTCTAAAAGTATTTCTGAAATTACATCACTTCCATTAAGTACATTATTACCCATAAATGATGTATACTGTCTCATACCTAATGATGGCATATTTGTATTCCAGTCATGTGATTTTGTACCATCATAAAAAGAACCATCATTTTGTATACCGGTAATGTTATAACCAGCAGATCTAATTGGATAAATAGCTTCAAGTGCTGATAATTGTTCTTCAGTCATTATATAACCATATCTATCAATTACATCAGATGCTGACATCATATCTGTTTTTCCAACCCAATTAGATTGAGAAATATATCTTGAATCTGGTGATTTATGATAAAATGTAATTGCAGGATTCCAAAGTTCTACTTCATAGTCATCTTCCATCATTCTAAAATGCCAAAACTCTCTATCTGTAATTAGCATATCTCTGAATCCTCTTTCTTCTAATTCATCCATACCAAATCTTTCAACATCTACTTTGTGTTGATGAGTAGCCCATTCCTCTACCATAGATCTATAATCCTTTTTAAAGAACTGTTCTATTTCAGGTAATGTTTTAAGATTATCCGGAGATAATTGTTGTTGAGCTTCTTCAGAATTAGGATCTAAACCTTGTTCTATTAAAGCTGCAGTTAGTTTTATTTGTGCATTAGATAATAATGTTTCTTCAACCATTACTCTTTTTTGCTCAATCATTTCATTATATGAAAATTCATCAATTGCTCTATATGTAAGTTTGGTTGATCTTTTTGCAAATTCAGCAACAAGAACATTTATAACATTAGGTATAATTGGATAAAATTTTAATTCTAAGGCTGATGTATCTTCTTTAGTTAGTATTTCAACTACATCTCTATATTCATTATTTTCTTCAACAATATAATCAGATTTATCTATCACTCCTTTTGCTAGTTTATAATTTTTCATTAACCTTCTAGCATTTCTGCGTATCTGTTTTAGTCCTTGCCATTCAATCCAATCTAAATTCCATGCAGCCCAATCTTGAGTTTTTTCTTTTTTAGAAATAAATTGTAAGGGTTGTGTTATAGAACCAAGTTTATTTTGTTCAGTTTTAACCCCATTCTTTGCTTGTATTGCATTTATTATTTGCATGTTTTTTACTTTAAGTTTCTAAAGGCTGTTTTTTTAAATCCTTTACCTTTTGCAATATTATTATTTCCCATGTGACGAAACGGACTTCTATCTAATTTAAACAAATTTTCTGACTTTTGCAAGTTTTTAGCTGCATCATCCATAATAACTCTTTTTGCATAACCTCTATTAGACTGTTGTATTCTCATAAAAGCAACTAAAGCTGCAAAAGAAACTAATCTATCCACATTGACACCTGCTGCATATTCTCTCATTTCAGTTAATAACATAGGATCTGGTATTCTTTCTATGCCATATTTAGTTCTTACTATAGTACCATCTGTTTTAGTTTCAACATCTAATTCTTCTTTAGTATATTCTATAGCATAATTAAGAAGATGTTGTTTAAATAAGGTTCCAGTATTCTTCCAACCATATTCCTGAAATACATTAGCATTGGCACCTAGATCTTTTAAAAACATGATCTGACTTTTAGGTACTAGAAATCTTTGTTTCTTTCTAGATATCATATATTGAATAAACAAAGAAATATTATTTTCAATTACTGTCCATGCATTATACCATTCTATAATTAATTCTAATCTCTGGTGTGTTTTATTAATATCATCAAATCTTCCGCACCAAGTTGCTACAATTTTATCTGGTTCTATATAAGTTTCAGTGTCTATTCCAGTTACTTTTGTAACTTCTACAGGAGCTTTCATTACATATATTGAACACAATGATTCTGATGTTGTAGTTTTTCCTTCAGATACAGGGTCAATTGAAGCATAGTATTGTCCAAAGGTTGGATCTTTAATTGGTCTTTCCCATACAACTAATACTCCTGTTTTATCTTCAGTTTTTTTAGTTATTGGAAATTCTTTTATAGGTTGTTTATTAGAATTTTTAACTGAAGGTTTACCATTTTCATCTGTAAAAATATCTAAAAATTCATATGCATATTCTTTTTCATCAATTCTTCTTTGTTGTGCTGCTACAAGATGTGGTGGAAAAACAGATACAGATCTATGTGCAAAAGCTTCTTCAATATTTCTAGGATGCTGAGATATCCTTAACTGGTAATCTTCTGGAGATAATTCATCTTTCCATTTATCAAACTGTTCATCTAAAGCTTTTAATGATTCTTCTATAAGTGAATTACCATAACTATCAATATGTGGTGGCATTGACCATTGTTCAGGAATAAATAAACCTGACAAACCTACAGTACCTTTAGAATCTATGAGATCAGTTTCAATAGCATAAATATCTTTTGATGTAGGATTAAGCATCATATCCTTTAATGGATTACATTGTGATAAATCACCAACTGATCCCGCAGCAATAAACATTCCTGTAGTTGTTAAACCTGATCTCATTGCAGGTCTCATATACTCATAAGTCTGATCCATCTTTGGTGCTATACCTGCTTCCTCATGAAAGAAATATTTTACTGGTCCACCTACACCATTTGTTGGATCCTTTTCAAAAGACATTCCCTGCATTGTACCTTTGAGACCAACTTCTGCTTTTCTATCTCCTTTTCTTACTTCAATCTTTTGTTGCCACATTAAAATTTTATCAGGAGACATTGGTCTATACCAAGCAGTATGCTCATTTAAAAATGCAGCATATTCTGATAAAAATTTCCATGAACCTTTCTCATTTATATAGTCTTTAAGACTGGCACCTATTTTAAGTGTTACTCCTGACTCAAACCATAATTGATTAAGTAACTTAGATATATGAAAATAAGAAGATGCTATCTGACGTTTCTTTAAGATAGCAACATGTTTATAATTAAGTTCTGCAAGTAGTTCATATAATGCCATATGATACTGAGCATCTCTAATTTTTGCAAAGT